CGGGCTCAAGAAACGCCTTCGCTTGCTGCCAATGTCTCCAATGCTCCGGATCAGCGACTACGCCGATCCTCAAACCGGCGTGACTGACGCCGAGCCGTCCAGTATCCACCACGCGTCTGTCGGGTTTTTCCCAGACGCCCGAAGCATCCGGTTGTTCGTCGTATCCCACACCATCTTGCCGGAGAACTTGCCGACCACATTCACCGTGGCCGTTTTCGACGCCACGTTCGCCGCCGTGTCCTCATTCGGCTGAAGCGCCAGCAAGTGATTGACCGCCCGCGAAATGGCCGAAGGCTTGTCCCCGAGCGGCGCGAGGCGCGGGAAATTCACCGCCCGTCCCCGGCTTCAAACTCGCATTCGATGCCTTGCGCGTAGGTCCATGACGCCCCGGCGGGGATGGTCATTTGCACCGTGTTGTAACGTCCGTTGGCACGCACCGGCATTTTGCCGTTCGAGCGCATCGACGCGCAGGAAACGACCGCTTCCGCGTCTCCCGCCCGCATTCTCGCGTCGACGGTGACCTGAACGTCCGTCGCGTCCGTTATCGGGCGAACCGTCCTGATCCTTGCCCTGCGGCCCGGAACCGGCTCAAGATTGGGAAGCCGGAATGTCGCTTCCAGACTGTCCCCGTAGAGTGTTCCAATCGCGTTGCTCGCGTCGGCAACGAGGAGCAGGGGACTGCCCCCGGCAAGCGATGGGTCATCAAGGCTGATCGGGATCGAATCCAGTCCTGAAGGATAGAGCGCGTCCAATGCCTCAAGCGACGTATTGGCGGTAAATCCTGTGAACAGCCCCGTGAACGGCAATTCGAGAAGCGCGGCCCTATCCAATACCCAGTTGTAGGCGATGATCTTGCCCGGACCGCCGGGAACGCCCCACAGCACCAGCGAATTGCGCGGATCGATTGCCGACCACATCGTGTCGATCTGATCGCGAGAGTAAGCGCTGAAAAACCAGCGGTTGAACTTCTCGTCCCCAATCGGCTTGACGCTTTCCCCGTCGCACATCTGGAAGCCGCGCTCGGAAAGAAAGAACACCATCCGGCCCACGGCAGCCACGGAGCCCTGCGCCATGCAACCAATTTCCTGGCTGATGTCATCGAACTGGAACACCACATCGAGCCCGCCAGCCTGCCCGACATAGGACACCCGCTTGATCGCGCCTTTCTGGAGGATGATGCCGTATTCGCCGCCGACAATCGCAACCCCTGCACCGCCGGAAAGGAGCGGCTGATTATCGGCCTGATTGACCCCCGTTCCCCAGTTGGCGGAATTGTTGAACTCGCACCATTCGGCAACATTGTCTGCGCGAAGGCACATCACGAAATCGCGAACGCGGGCAACGTCTATGGCATTGGACGGAGCCGAGCCGATTGCAGCGGCGGTTCCGGCAATAAGGTCGTAAGACAGGAGCTGCCCGCCGTCCGCCCCGATGATATTGTCCCCGAACTGCGTCAGTCTCAGCCTGCGCGATGAAGTCAGCGCCAGAATGTCCGTCCATGCGGCCCCGGAATATTTGCGAAGCTCCGTCGCTGTCGCGGCAAGGAAGGTCGCGTTACCGTCCGAACCGACAAATGCCCCGCCGCCGTTGATTGCGCCGCCGAGAGTTGGTGTAATTCCCGAAAACCCCGGCATTGGACCGTAGCCGTTCGCAATCGGCCTCACATTCCTTGCATCGCTTAGTGTGTTCGTCTGGGATGGGGCCTTGTCCGGCTGCCATTCGCCCAGAGGATAGACCTTAGCGGGCACTAGCAGCGCGCCTGCCAGACTTGGCCCTGCAAATTGGGGACTAGCGGCCCGGCCCCGAACCTGTCGTTGCGGGAAGCGCGGTTGACCTGGTCGATCAGCGCGGTCGTGTAATTGAGATATTTCTGCGCCTTCGCGTCATTATCGACGTAATCGTAGGCGTAGGAGATCGTCGCGGCCCAATAGAGGTCCGGGTGCTTTTCGAGCAGCCAGTTGGACGTGCTTGCATCGGATAGCCCCTGAATCCGTGCGAAATAGTCGAGATGCAGAGTGATCGTTGCCGAGGGAGGGGGTGTCAGCACCAACCCGCCATCGACAAGGCAATAAGCGACCGGCGTGTCCGTCGTTCCGTCGAAATCCTGGCGGATTGCGGTTGGGGCCATTCCCCTCAATGGGCGGTCTGGCGAGCCTTCGATGTAGAGCGCTCGCATGGCGAGATAATCGGCGGGGAGGTCGGTGTTTTCGTTCGTCGCCGTGAGAAGCGCAGACGTTTCCATGTCCGGCGTGCGAAGCTCGCGGTTGAACATCGCTTCCGCCATCTGGACGAACATCGGAATCTTGGCCGAAAGATCGTCGCGGTCCAGCCAATCACCAACGGTCGTAAGAAGCGTTGCGTAATCGGGGATTGGCGAAGTTGACGGGACTCCGACCGAGATCGACATTAGTAGATCAACTGCATGGAGACGGTGGCCGATGCCGGGCCGGTCGCCACGACACTGCTGATGACGCAGGTATTGGGGATTACGTCATTGGCCGTCGCATTTGCCGCTGCTGTCAGCCCCGGATAGACGCGAAGCACGGTTAGGCCGGTCGAGGAAATCGCCGCCGAAGCGAGAATGTTATAGGTCGCGCCTGAAACGGAATCGACGCCCTTCAATGTCACCGTGAGCGAGCCGGTTACGGCAGTCACGTTGATAAGAAGGATGCAGCCCTTTGCCTGCTGCGTGTCGAGATTGCCCGTGACGACCGTTCCAGCGGCCTGCGCGGTAAGCGTCTGCACCGCGCGGAGGTCGATGCACTTGCTGGCGTTAGCGTGCATTTAGCAGCCTTTCAGATGATGATGTTGCGTGTTTTCAGGTAACGGTAATCGGAGCTGTTCAGCAGGCCGTTGACCTTGCGGCGCGTCTCTTCGCAGGTGGTGTATTTCCACGCATCGACGCCGTGTTTGACCTTCCACTCGTACATGATGCCCACGGGGATCGAGGCAACATGCTCCATGTCGCCCATGCGGCCCGTGTTGACGTGATTGGCGAGCAGCTTGTTCTGATCCAGATGCTTCTGGATCGCCTGCGCCGACTGTTCGTAGCGGACGCAAACCCCAAGCGGATCGTCGGGATTGTTGCCGACGTATTTCTTGAGGCCGGTGTGGGGGTTGTGGTCAATAAGCTCCCAGTCATACATGGCGGAAGCTCCTGAGAATTGGGGCTGGACTTTCCCGTCTCCCGCATGTCCAGCAACGCGGGTAAGGAGTGCGCGGGGTTATTCCTTAAGAGGCTACGTCAGGTCGCGAATTGCAGCCGACGCAGCTTCGTTGCGGCTAACCAGGCAGACTTCCTGGCGCATGGCCTTGCGGGTCGCGAGGCCGGTGGTCGCAAGGTCGAACACCTTGAGGCCGTCAAGCTCGGCAACCGCCCAATACTCAGGGTCGATCACCAAAGCGTCACGCGCCGAGCAGAAACGCGACGGCACGAACTGGACGTTACCGGCGTCGGACACGTAAATGTCCGCGCCAGCCACAATCGTGATCGGCTTGTCGCCCGCTTCGCGACGCGAGGTCGCGAGGCCGGAGAAACCGGCTGCGATCTGCTTGTGGCCCATGTCGGTAATGACCATCTTGGGGTTGCCGCCGGACACCCAGCAGTCCGCCAGCGCGGTCTTGAGCAGCGTTTCCGTATAGGTGCGCTGCGTGCCGTTTCCGGCTGCCGCATTGACGTAGCCCGACGTGCCGCCGCCCGAATAGGTCGGATCGGTCCCGGTCGAACCCTTGTAGCTGTGCGTGACGATGAAACCGAGCGCACCGGCGGACTCGCCAGCGGTGCCCGAAGCCGGAGCAACCGCAGCCTTGTTCGCGGTAAAGCGAAGCTCGGCGTCGGTCTTGATCTCGCGACCGGCTTTCATCAGTTCCCGGCCCATTTCGGAAGCGCGACCGGCGGTCTTGCTTGCCTCCATGGTGGTCGAAGAACCCACAACCTTGGTCATGATCTGCGTGTAATTGCCCTGACGGGTCGTGTTCGCACGCGAATCGTTGGTGAGGTCGTCGCCCTGGATGTGCTTGTTATCCAC